TGCTAATTTATTAATCTCAGGATATTTTTCTTCATATATTTTAACAAACTTATCTAAAAAATCTCTATAAAAATTAAAAGGAGGCTCTTCAAAATCTGGACTTATACCCATATCTAAACTGTCTTTACTTGATTTATCAACAGTTGTACCAATGCCTTTTGTATCAGGATTTATTTTTCCAGGTTTTGCTAGATTGCGATTTAAATTGAAAATATCTTTTAGATTGTCTGATAGTAAATCAGGCAAATACCATCCACCGATAAAACTTTCAAAAGGAAAATTATGTTCTTGTATTATATGATTGTCGTATTTCATGTTTCATAATATAATCTGGTATTATTTAGTATTGTACGATTACAATACCTTTTCCACCTGCACCGGCTGATTCAGTAGTACCATCATTGGCATTGTTAGCACCACCGCCACCGCCACCACGGTTTGCTGTACCTGGAGCACCATCTCTTGGTGATGATGGACTTGGTCCGCCACCGCCTAGGCCACCTGTAGAAGCAGGAGCACAGAATATAGCACCACCTCCGCCACCACCTGCATAGTAAACTGAAGTTGTGCCGTCTGCAATAGTGTATGCTCTACCTACACCGCCATCTCCACCTTTTGGGTCTGTACCACCTGCACCGACAGCGCCTGCGCCGCCGCCACCGCCTGCACCATATTTGGCACCACCACCAGCGCCTGCACCACCTGAATTTCCAAATCCGTAAGTACCTGAATCGCCTGGTTGAGTGGGTTGAGTAGCTGCAATTGTTTGTGATGACATACTACCTGGTAAAGCTGGAGTTCCACCACTTGAACCGCCAGAACCTTGACCTGTTGGTCCATTTGCGTGTACTCCGCCACCACCACCTTTGGCAGTGAGTGTGCCAAATACTGAATCTTGGCCTGGATTTGTATTGTTACTCGGTCTAGGAGCAGTTGCACCTCCACAACCTACAGTTACCGAAATAGGTGTGCCTGGAGATATAGGGAATCCTGGTCTATAAATTAATCCGCCGGCACCACCGCCGCCACCTCTATAAGCGCCACCTGAACCACCGCCACCTACAACTAAAACATTAACGGATGTCAACCCTGTAGGAACTGTAAATGTTCCAGAAGATGTAAATGATTGATATTGAGGAGGTTGAACAGTTATTGTATATTGTCTTGTTGTTGTATTTGCTCCGTCTGTAGCAGAAAGTGTGAATGTAGATGTTGTTTCAGAACCTACAGCACTAAAACCTGAAATGGAAACAATTGTTTGACCTGGCGTTTGCGCTTGTGATATAGAAGCTCCAGCTGGTAAAGAACCAGCACTAACAGAAACTTCGATTGTACCTGAACTATCAGGATCCGTAATTGTAACTGTAGGTGTTGTTGAACCTCTAGTAGCGTCATAAATTGTACCTAAAGAACCTGAAGCTGTTACAAAAGTAGGTGTTGAACCCATATCTAAAGCATCTTCTAATGTTGCAGCTAATCCGTTTGTATTTGTCACTTTAACATCATGTGGGTCATTCGCTGCTAACATATTAGTTGTTGTTGTAGCAACAATTTCTGTGGAACTATTTCTTGTTACTGTGCCTGCTGTATAAGTTGCGCCATTTGTATCAACAAATGTGACAGTAGGAGAAGTAGAAAAACCTGTACCTGTAATTGTTATGTTATGTAATGTTGAACCGTCTGAAACTACCAAACTAGGTGAAATACTTGAAATTGTAGGAACTTGTAATACTATATTTGATTTTGCAACTTTTTTTAAAGTGCCTGCTGATGTGTCATAAATTAATAAAACATCATCATTAGCCACATCATCAGCTGAAGCTAATTCTGTTTGTTGCGTAATGACATCAGCCGTCACCAATTCTTCATCAATGATATTGGCTTCTAGTGAATTCTTTTTAATTTTACTAATGGTCATAGTTTATCTCTCTTAACCTTTCTTATATTTATACATCTTCGTCTGTGGATACCTGATATTTCTTACCATCCTCAAAAAAGGTTATGGTTGTTGTAAATCCAAAGTCGTCATCTGCGTCTGCACTTGTGGGATTTGGTACCACAGTAATTCTTTCTTCTCTTTTGCTAGTAACATCTGTATCTGTATATAAATCAGCCTGAGTTTCTTTAATAACTTTCTGTGTCTGTGCTGGACCATATAAGTAGGTCTTCGCTGTAAAATTCAATGTATATATCACAGCTCGTCTAGTTGTAAAGTCACCTGAATAACTGTCTTCGTATCCTACACTATTTAGAACAATAGGAACATCTCTTACAATTTCTAACTCTGGTATTTGTTTAATTGTAACTGTATAATCAGGTTGAAAATATGGTAAGATTTGTTCGACTATTTGTAGACCGCCTTCAGCCGTTGCTGTGAAAATATATAGACTATAATCTATATTGTAAGGTACAGGTGTATAATTATAATTCATTACTTTGCCGTCATCACCTGTTTGTACAGTTTTGTATTTTTGTATTTTATTTAATTTACGGCCAGAGTCATATGAAATACCTGTAATTTCAAAACCCATTCTTGGTAAAGTAATTGCAAATTCTCTTTCATCTAAATTAGGTTTCTGGTCTAATCTAACTAAAAACTTTTCTTTGGGTGCATATGCAAGTGGCACACGAATAGATTGAACAACATTACCTGAACTATCTGTTCTTTTAACTTGTATGTTATTAAAAAGTTGACCGAAAGCCACGGTCATTTTTCTCATACTTTCGTTGTAAAAATATCCAAACATTATCCGAAATCAACCTCTCCAAAAGGATTTCTTTCTGTGAAATCCAATATATCGTCTGAAGTGTCTGCTGTATTAAAACCAGCCTCACTATCTAAATCTAAATTATCTGCATATGGCGATTGTGTTTGTATTGCATAAGTTTCAAGTAAGAAATAATTAGTATCGCCACTTGCACTATCATTTTCTAATTGCAATGCGCCTGTGCCATCTTCTAATGATACTTGATGTGCTAATTGGTCTAATGTGTATTGGTCTTCAGCACTATCAATATCTGTAACACCTGTATTTAATCTTTCTGAACTGTATTCCCACCTTCTCGCTCTTAATTTATAAACAGGTAAATTACCTAATTGAAAGAACGGCTCTTGGTCTTCTACAAAACTAATTTCAAAAAATGAATTCATTAATGGGTAGTAAATAATATCGCCTTCGTTAGGTCTACCCTCTTTAATCATTGTATGGTTCGAATCAACGGCATTATTCCATCTTCTCTTAGATAACACAAATGTTGTGTCTTCTCTAATTTCTAAACCAAACTTATTAATTAATTCTCTTTCGCCACTAAAGCCTTCACTTGTTTCAACATACATTTCAATTAAATATGAATCATCAAATTTTGAAAGTGTGTCTTCGCCTAATATTAAATCTTGGTTGACTAAAGTACGAGGTAAATAATAGACATCATGTCCATATATTTTTAATCCCTCAATGATTAAATCTTCATGTAGTCTTTGCTCATTGGTATTGCCAATGCCGTTTCCGTTTTGAAAAAAGTGATTAACGGCCATGGCATTATCCTATCATCATTGCTGGATTTAATTCGAATGTGCTTCTAATTTCCGTTTCTAGTTTTTCAATATCTTGTAAAGCTTCGGAGTATATTTGTTGGCCATTAAGTGTAACACCGCCGACCATAGCAACACCGTTAAATTTACTTAAATTGGCACCCCATTGTTTTTTAAACAAGGCAGTTGTATATCTTTTTAGATATATGTCATTATAAACATCATTATAACTTTCTGGATCCAATTTTCTATAACATTCAATTACCAAATATTCGTCTGTTGTTAAATCGTTTGTCCAGTCCATATCAATGTATAATCTGTTATCGTGTTGGTTAAAACGAATTGGTTTTTCACCAACTAAAACATGGTCTAAGAAATCTAAGTGTCTTAAAACTAAATCGTAGTTAATAATTGAAGTAGATGAAAAATCATAAAGGTCATTTAATCTTAATTGATAACGAACATCAAATAGATTTAGATTACCTTTATCTGAAAATGGAAAAATATTGATTACTGAGATAACTGATTCTGGTACAACCAAAAAGTTATTGTCTTCGTACCATGTAGTTGATACTGAATTTTTTGTTGCTGTTTCTGAACTAGGATTAATTGCGGCCAACCGAGTCTTATCGGCTGAAGTCAACTTATATTTTAAGTATGTTCTTCTAATACCGTCATAGTGATATTGTGCGAAATATTGTAATGCCTCATCAATTCTGTCTTCTAGTTGGTCATCACTAGCATTGACTTCGATAACAGGCTTACCTAAATTTCGTAAGCAATATTGTTTTAATGTTTCTCTACTTGTTGGATTCGCCATAAAATTATTTATCCCTATCCTAAAGCTACTGCCTGTGCAATAGCAAATGGTTTAGTAGAAACTGATATGCCTCCTACCTGAACATCTGTGCTTGCATTTACTGTTCCAGAAAATGTACCATTGACAGCACTTGTTATAGAACCACTATTAATAGATAAGGTTCCATCTGTTAGAGTTGTAGCTGTTAAACTTGTGATACCTGAAAAAGTACCTGATAGTGTGTTTGTTGCACCATCAATTGTTTTATTTGTTAATGTATCTGTAGTGTCTTTTAATACTACTGTACCTGTCGCATTTGGTAATGTAATTGTTCTATCAGCAGTAGGGTCAACAACCGTTAATGTTGTTTCATTACCGTCAGCAGTAGAACCTTCAAAAGTAAATGAATTTGTAATATTAATAGTTGAAACATCTACAGTTGTTGTTGTGCCATTAACTGTTAAATTACCTGTAATAGTTGCATTACCGCCTACAGTTAATGCCCCTGAAACATCTAAACCTTCATTGATTTGAATTTGTGTGGAATCAGAAGTTGAAATACTTGTGCCAGAAATTTGAATGGCTGATGATTGTAATGCACTTGTGCCATTACCTAAAAGAATAGCATTGGCTGTATGAGTGACTGCACCTGTACCACCATCAACTACACCGATAAAATCGGCCGATTGATATTCGGCAAGACCTGTTACATCTGAACCGGTAAAGGTGGCTTTGACTGGTGTTTTAACTGCCATTAACTACTCCCTACGACTAAAGTTTCAACTGCTGAACCGTCAGCAATTGTAAATGGTATATATAAGTTTGTTAAAACTTCTCCTATAGTACCACTTGTTTGTAAATCTATATTTGAACTTGAACCATCTGCCTTTAAAAAAGGAATGGCAGCTGTTGATGCTGTACCAATTGTAACAGTATCCGTAGCACTATCTCCTGTAACTGTTACCAAACCTGATTGTGCAAGTGTTAGTGTATCAGTTGAACTATCAGCCGCTACAATAGTTGAACCATCTGGCATTGCAATATTTTTAAATATATCACCACCGCCACCAGGAATTGTAATTGTTTTTGTTGAACCTGAACCTGTAGCTGTTACACCTGAACCAACAAAATTTATAGTAGATGCCGCCGTTGTTAAATCTGAACCTTCATCTTGTACAGTTAATTGAGCCGCACCTGAAATTGTTAATGTATCACCACTTAAACTTGTAGTAACACCACCACTACCTGTAATTTTTAATGATTCACCTTGGTTAATATCTGTAGTTGTAGATGTATCATCAACAATAGTAAGTAAAGCACCTGAACTTTCTGCTAATTCTTTAATTGATATAACATCACCATTTACCGGTGCTGTACCAAAAGTTAGTGTGCCAGCTGAAACTGTAAAGTCTGTAGTAGGTCTTTGAAAAACACCATTAATAAAAACTAAAAATTCGTCTTTATCTTTACCACTTGTAACATTGTAATCAGTAGTCGAACCATCACCTGTGTAAGCTCTTACAACAGGATTATCATTATAGGTGTTTTGACCTTCAACTAATTCTTTAATTGTTACGGCATCGCCATTTGCCGGCGCTGTGCCAAAAGTTAATGTTGTTCCTGAAACTGTGAAATCTGTAGTTGGTCTTTGGAAAACACCATTGACAAATACTAAAATATTTTCAACATCTGCACCACTTGTTACTGTGTATGCAACAGTTGAACCGTCACCTGTATAACCTCTTACATCACCTGATAAGGGAGATGAACTATCTCCTGAAGAAGTACCACCACCAATTTCTTTGATTGTACCGTTATCATTAATATAAAACTTTTTGGCAGAGGTATCAATGGCCACTTCACCGTTAGCTATATCGCTAGTAGTCGGTGTATTCGTTCCTCGTTTTAATTTTATCTGAGTCGCCATTAATAATATCCTCTAAGACGACTTAATTAAAATGTGCCGCCGTCAATAGCCGTTACTGTTACATCTCCTGAACTTACTGAGAAGTTTGCTGAATTGAATGAAGCAACACCAATATTTGAGGTTGTTGCTAATTCACCTGCAATCGTCAATGTACTGCCTGAGATTGTAGCATCCACACCTTCACCGCCGTTAATTGCAAGAGTTGAACCTAAACCAACTGAAACAGAAGTTGAACTGTCATCTGAGAAAGATACAGTTGAGTTTGCTAATTGGTTGTTTGCAATTGTACCAGAAAGTGAACTTGTTGGATAATTTGTTGCATCTGATAAGTCTAAAGCTGGAGTTGCATCTGTATCGCCTAAGTTAAATGTGATACCACCAATTGAGATTGATGAATTACTTAACTTCGCATTTGCAATTGAACCAGCCAACATTGCATTTGTAATACCTAATGCTTTAACTTGTAGAGCATCACTTGATATTTCAATTGAACTGTCATCTACTGCAACATCTAATTGGTTACCTGTTTTAGTTAAGGCATCACCAGCACTAATCTGACCTGCGCCAGAGAATTGTGAGAATGTGATGTTTGTAGAACCAAAAGTTGGTGTACCATTGTGAGTTGCAACATAACCATTATCTGCGTTAGTAGAACCTGCTTCAACAAAGAAGAAAGTACCGCCAGTTAATTCAGCAGCTGTGTCAGCATCTGGACTTCTTGTTAATACGAAAGCCGTAGAACCGTCACCTACTGTAGTTACTTTATAGATACCGTTTTGTGTTTGTGTAGTTTGGTCTTTGACAAGAATTCTGTCATCAACACTTGGTGTTACACCATCAATTGATAATGCACCGTTTGAACCAGCAGTTAAAGTACCTGCACCGTTGTCGTATGTTGCTGATAAGTTAGCTGTTGTTGCTAACTGACAAGATTCTTTTACATCTAATCCGTTTACAACACCGTCAACATATGATTTGTTAGCCGCATCTGTATCAGCTGTAGGTGTTGCAACATTGATAATTCTATTCGAATTGACATCAACATTACCTGTACCATTAGCATCTAATACTAAATCGCCATTTGAATCAGTTGATGAAATTGTATTACCGTCTAATGTAATATTATCTACATCTAAAGAAGTGATACCATTTAAATCAGTTTGAGTTGCACCTAATGATACACTATCAGAACCGATTGTAATTGATGAATTTGCTAAGTGAACATTATCTATAGAACCATCAACATAATGTTCTGAGTCAATTTGGTCGTCTGCAATTTTAGCATTTGTAATTGCATCATTGGCAATTTTTGCTGTTGCAATAGAACCATCAACTAACTGAGAAGCATTGATTGTTTTATTTGTAAGTGTTTCTGTTCCTGCTAGAGTAGCAAAAGAACCATCTGATAATGCTGTATTAAATTCAGCAGTTGTACCTGTTAAAGTACCTTCTGATAAATCTAATGTTAAAGTGTTTGAAGCACTATCAATAGTTTTGTTAGTTAGTGTATCTGTTGAATCTTCAGTTACAACATTTGCATCTAAGTTGATTGAGATTGTATCACCAGAAGCTGCTGTTGTAATACCAGAACCACCTGTAATTTTAAGTGTGTCTGTTGCTAAACTAATTGTAGCCGCTGTTGAACTTTCATCAACGATTGTTAATGTTGTTGAGATTGAAGCAGAACCAGCTGCTGTTAATCTACCTTGTTGGTCAACTGTAAAAGTTGGAATAGATGTAGCAGAACCATAAGAACCTGGAGATACTGCTGTGTCATCTAAGTCAATTGAAATTTCATTATCTGTAACACTTGTTGTAATACCTGTGTCACCTGAAAATGTAATTGTTTCACCAGTCGATACAGAATCATTTGAACCAGTATCAGCAGCTATAGAGAGAGTTTGTGTTACTGTTCCAAAAGATAAGTTTCCTGAACCGTCTGTTTGTAAAAATTGACCAGAAGAACCATCGCCGTCTGGAAGAACAAATGTTGTTGTGCTTGTTACTGCATTAGGAGCTTTTAACGCAATATAATTTGAACCGTTATTTGTTCCTTCATTTAATTTTAATGAACCGCCTACAGTTGTTGAGTTACCTATATTGAGTGTATCAATTGCAAGGTTACTATCAACTGTTAAAGCTGAACTTGCTGTTAAAGTACCATCTACATGGTCTAGTTTATCTACGAAATATTGGCCACCTATGACTGTGACATTGTTTGCATAACCGTCACCGCCGACACCGCCTTCACCAATAAACAGTCTATCACCGTTATTGCCTTGCGTACCTGTTCCATAAGTATAAGCTAATTCACCAAGGTATAAGTCTGACGGAGCGGTAGTATTCGAACTTCTTTTTATTTGAATTACTGTTGACATTTCTTTTTAGCTCCTAAAAGTTTCCACCATTGAATATTAATGTACCTGTATTGGTATCAATGGTCGTTTTTGTTACAAATTTTTCACTACTTGCGTCATACTGTAACAAGGCTCCATCTTCCAATGTAGAAGCATTAACATCTGATAGGTTTCTCAACGAACTTGCACTTGTAACTGCTAGATTTGTACTAGGTACTTGTACAGAAACTTGTTGAGGACCTGCGGATGTTGTAGAATTTATATTAGCTCTAACACCACCAGTTTGGTTAATAACTGCTTTTACCATTAAATGGTTCCTCTCTCTTTTGTAATATTTATAACGAAAATGTATTGAGGAAGTCTAAACTTTTGGATTGACAGTAATAATACCTTCAATAACCCTTGTAACAGTACCAGATGATGTTTGCGTAATATAAACATCATACACATATCGTGCTGGTGCGTCTAAAGCTGTAGTTTGAGCAGCTGTAAGTGATAAGGTTATTACACCGGTAGTCGTATCGTCTGCGATAGCTGTGGTAATTGTTGTTGTAGATGAAGAACCATAAGCATCAGCCATAGTTGCTGACGCTGTGTAACCTGCTAAATCTACTGCATCTCCAGCAGAATTTGTTACCGTAACATCTGAACTAAAATTAGCGCCTTGGTCGATTCTAAGATTTGCTACTGCTGCCATTGAATTGTTTTATACCTTCTGCAATTTTTTCGTTGTAGTAATTTGTTAATACATCAATCTTTTCCAATTCAATTTCATGTCGCACTTTAGATGTTTGTAATTCTTGTCTAGCCGCAATAGTATTTCTAAGAGCTAATGGAAGAACATCTAAATCATAGTCTTTTCCATCAATCGTTATAACATTCTTTGGGGTTTCACTCATAATATCTCCTATTATTTATGTATATTTATATCAATTCATTGTATTGATATTGAAAGAACTTAATATATCTTTCTCAACGGCTCTGATATTAATATGAATAAATCTAAATGGTTCAATACCATGGTCAACTTGGTATGCGTGTGACATATATGCCGGGAACAACATCAACAGACCTGGTTTTGGTGTATAGTTTACAATATCTGAAGCAGATGTGGCCTTTGAAGCATCTTTCTCTTTTAATTTTAAAGGAACATGAGCCGTTCTAGGATCCTGAAACATTGGCCTTGATGTTTTATCTGAAGCCTTTAAAAAGAAAAAACCAGAAATATGATTATTACTATGTGTGTGAAACCAGTGGTGACCAGCGCCATTAAATGAAAACTCTTGTACCCAACTTTCTGTATAGACTAAACTATAATTATCCATAGCATAACCCATATCATCTAAACACCAACGAGATTTTTGAGCAACATAATCGTGGAAAAATCTAAAATTTTCATCTGCTTCTAAAGGTCCACTATGATAAGTCATACCAATGTCATTTTTATATCCTAAAGTCAATTTCTTTTTATTATTTTCTTCCTGTTCTTTACGAGCTCTTGCAATATAAGGATCACAAAGATTATCTAATTGACTTAACCATTCTTCTTTTTTTTCAATATATACTGGAGAGGCAAAGTATTCTGATTTATTCATTATTCATTTATCCTTTTTATAACAGTTTCATTATCTTCTAATACTTTCCAGGTACTTTGATTTGCTTCTGCGTGTATCATTGTTCCTATATCATCTTCACTTGGATAGATAGAAAGTATTTTATCTATATTTATTGTCAGTGGTTTTCCAAGATAAGGTTGAAACTTTGATCCTTGTACTATACTTCCATTTGTAAATGTCTTAAATTTACCTTTTGATTTTTTTATATCTAAAGGTTTTAGATTATTTAAATCAACTTCATTTTTTTCTTCACTCATTATTCCTACTTTCTATTATAATTTATATTGACATTTATTCTACGTAATTCATCTGTCTGTCCTATTGATTGATGTAACTGTCTACCGTAAATAATTAGTGCTCTATTTTCTTTTTGTTTAACAAAAGTACCATCTTCAAATTCTGTACCACCATTATTATTATTTACGTAATATATTATTGTTTCATAATCATTAGAGTTTTCT